GCAACCGAAGCGCTGCGATTCTCGCCGGTGTGAGTGTTAGCTATAAGGCCAATCCTAAAGCATGCAAGAAATCTTTCTCAAATTCTGGAGCAACTGTGTACATCTCGTGAGTGAGCATCTGGAGTTCTAGCGATTCATCGTCACGGCGAAACACGGCAACGATGTAGCGAGCTTCAATCGCAACGGATCTTGAAATCTGAAGCATTCGACCTCCCAAACTATGGTAATATGGGATTGGAACCTTGCCGGGTTTCTTCCCTCGCGTAAACCTCTAACGGGGCTCTGATCGACAGAGCCCTTTTCTTTGGGAATTATATACATGACTACCGTGGAGGATGATCGGTGTTGAAAGCGTTGACACTTACACAACCGTGGGCCACTCTTGTCGCTGTCGGTGCAAAGAAGATCGAAACACGGTTTTGCACCATCACATGGTATCATTTTAAGCATCTCGGTTCAAGCCGGGAAATTCTAACCATGAAAGGTTGTTCAAGATGGCTGAAAAACAGACAGTAGAGTTTGCGCCTATCGCGCAGATGTCTATCAAAAAGATGGGCTGTGATGCGAAAGATGCAATTCGCGTTGGTAAGCCGGTGTTCATGTGCCGGGTATTCGGGGAAGCTGCAGACCTCAAGTCAAAAGAAGCCCGCAACGGTGATACCTATTCGTATCTGATCGGAGAGTTTCGAGCAGAGACGGCGAAAGGTGATAAGTACGAATCGACCAAGCTGTTTTTGCCCGGTGGAGTCCTGGAACAAATCGAAGCGAGTTTGAAGGCATCAGAAGGAAAGCCGGTACAGTTCGCTTACGACATCTTTGCGGCTCCCGATACCGATGTGACGATTGGTTATCGCTACGCTGCAAAGGTACTGATCAAGACCGATGCAGCCGACCGATTGGGCGAGCTTGGAAAGCAACTCAACCAAAAAGCAATGCCCAAAACTGAAGAGCCTGACAAGAAGAAAAAAGCGGGTGAGTAACTTAGAACGCAGCAACACCCGCTAGTTGTTTCCCGGTTCGGACTGTTTCTTTTACAACGGTCTGAACCGGGCGAAATAAGAAGATCCCACCTGCAATCAAAATTAACCCTAATAAAAAAGAGCCAAGACGGGCGAACGAAAAAGCGTTCCCAGTAAGAGAGCCAACAAGACCAAGCGGAGTTGTACCGAAGATCGACCCGAGTATAGAACCGGGTGAAGTTGTGGAGCCGGATGTACCAATTCCAGAAAGATTAGAAACTGGGGTCAATGGATCGACACCCAAGGATTGAGCAACCGAGTTGACGTAATTTTGGGTTGCTTGGGGTGAGTTCCCTGGAGCGTTAGGTGGAGCCCATGAGTTGATAAGCGATGAAAGTGTAGCTCCCTGATTTGCGTATTGAGAAACAAGAGCGTCTTGCGCGGCGCTTCCGGTTGCTGGATTCGGGAACGTCGCAAAGGATGTTCCACTCGGTAGCGTCTCGCAGCCGGTCGATCCATGAGCCGCCGCAAAGGTTCCGCAAATGATGTTTCCAGGATTGTAGTTCCGCGCCGCAACCGTTCCCGGTGTGTTGTAACCTTCGAATTGTGCGATGGCTTGATCAAGAGCCGGAAACTGTAGAGAGCCCATTCATTGCTCACATGTGATAGGTAGGCGCAGCCGGAACCCCACCTCCGGATTCATCGGCCAGATGTTCACCCCATTGATAGGCGTTAAATGGGTTACTCATTGAATGAGCCATAATCTGTTGAATCTGAGCCGCAAGTGTTAACGGGTTCGTTGGATTCCATGCCGGGGCCGGTGGAATCCGGTTGATCAGAATTGGACGGTCAGCGGTAAGGGGAGCGGAATTGGATGGAGCCGTGACGCAAGAACCGGCCCCTCCCATTCTAGAGCCCCGGCGAGACGGGCCGGGACATCCACCTCCATTTTGACAAGAATCTTTTGAACCGCAGCAAGCTCCCGAGCAACTCCTACCAGAAGGATCATAAGGCTGCAAAATGCGAGCAATATTTTGAAGGTAAAAAATGTCGCGTCCATCAGAGCGAAAAGGTTGAAGCGTGTTAGTAGGCCCCGGTACATCGGTTCCAAAACCGCGTTTTAGTCCGGTATAGGCCGGAACTCCCGCAGATGCGGCTGAGGGTTGATTGGTAACGGCTCCCTGGGGGCCTAGCGCGTCCGTGGGCGAGTCACCAACGCTAGGGGCTCCAGTGATGACCGGGGCCGGGAACGTCGATTTATAGGGTTCTGGACGTGAATAGGTGAGCCGTGGGAAGGCCGGCTGCATCCCGCCGTTGCGGATGTAGTACCAGACGGCGGCAATTCCCAAAGCAATCAAAGGTACTGAGAAATTCATCGCGGTGTCCTCCCTGTCGAACTAGCGAGACGGCGGGCTAAATCTAGTGTTCCCGAATCCGTTGAAGCATCGTGACATCCAAAAGGCATACCAGAATCTAGATAGCCGATTGGTATCTGTCCATTTGGGCACTGGATTTGTGGTGTCTGAATCGGTGTTTGTGTTGGGGTCGGATTTTGAGTGATAACCGATGTAGGTACAATTCCAGTTGCGAGGTACGCGCTTTGTTGATCGCGTGTAAGAGTGTTCCAATTCGGAGGAAGGTTTCCGACAGCAAAACCGGGGCCGGTTGCAGTAGGCGGAGCCGGGGTCCCAACGGTGTTACGCAAAATCGAAGCAATCAAGCCCGGTGTCGGTGTGGTTCCCTGACAACTCGGATCGGTAGCAGTGCCAAAGATCGAAGCATTGGCGTAATTTTGCTCACAGAAATTTGCAGCATTCAAAGCGACACTAGCGGGTGTCTCAACTCCGGTTCCGATTTCTCCGGTCAGTACGGCAACCTGACAAGCTGGAGAGTTCGGATTGAGCTTACATTCGTTCGCATATTTACTGGCCGCCGTTTGTTCATAGTTGGGTTGATCAAGATAGAGGTTCGCATAGGGTAGCGCGGCAAGACCTCCGGGTGAGGTCGCTACGGAGAGTGTCACTTGAGCCGCCGAGTTATCCTTGGCATTTAGAGCCGGTATCGGTGACGATGAAAACGGGTTCGTGGTTGATAAGGTCACAGATTGTGGAGCCGGTGCGAGTACGGTTTGAGTCGATGGCGAATTATAAGGAATCGTTTGCGGGACTAAAGCCGGTACACCTGAGCTTGATGGATTTGGGATCACTTGACCTACGTTGTTAGCCGCAGCGCTTTGTGTAGGGTAGTAATATGGTAAGGTTTGAGCCGTCTGTGATTGAGCCCCACTGGAAGACCGGCGAATGTAGAAGTACGCAAGAATGACCCCACCTAGCAAGGTAAAAGCGATCCAATGTTTTTTCAAAGTTTCGAGCATGGTGTTATGGTGTTGCGGCTGCAACTCCCTTTCCGGCCCCCGCAAATAGGTTGCCAAGACCGGTGAAGAAGTTACCCCAGTTGAAACCTCCGCCCCCGGCTTGTTCGGCAGAAACACCGGGCAAAGGTGAACCGGAAAATAAGGCACTCCATGCCGCTACTTGATTAGCTCCACCTTGACCGCCCCGGTTGAAATCAACCTGAGAAAATTTGTCGATCAGATTGTTAAAAATTGAAGCATAGTTATTTGAAGCTATGGTTGCTACGGTTCCTTGTTCAGAAATGAGAGCGTTATAGACTGTTTCAGCATCGGCACCAAGTCCCAGTTGGGTTTGCGATTGGATACCAGCTTGAGCGGTTGCGGCGTCGGCTGCAATTTGAGCGGTTGATTTTTGTGTATCGGCTGCGATCTGTGCAATATTCACATCGCGGCCAGCGTTAATTTGAGTGATATCATGGACCGTCGCGTTATTTGAGTTGACGATTGCAAGGTTAGTTGAGTTCAAATTTATAGCCGCTGCTAGACCGGCATCGATAGTATGGTTTTTGACAGCAGCATCGAGGTTCGCTAAATAACGTTGAGTAGTTCCGTTCTGATCATTCAACGTAATTTGAGTGGCTCCGATCACTTGTGTTTTTGAGAGGTCTTCAGCAAGTGCGGCTTTTGCTACGTCGGCTTGAATACCGGCAACCTGGATTTGACCTCCGGTAGTGGTTTGAGCGATAGATTCGGCTTCAGCCGTTTGAGCTTGAGTACTAGCGAAGTTATAAAACGATGCGGTTTTTGCGACATCTGCAGCGATGCCCGCTTGGACCGTAGATTGATCGGCTTGAAATTTTGCGACCGATGCCGCGATAGAGGCTTGATCGGTTCCAGCTTGAGCCGCTACGCTTGCGATGTTTTGAGCGGTCGTAGTATCAAGCTGTTCCTTGGTGAGAGCCGCACCCACTAACGTCTGTTGAGCATTCGCGGCTGTCTGTTGAGCGGACATTTGAACTTGAGCCGCGAGTACTGCGTTAGGATCGGGGCCGGCCGATCCAATGCTTTGAACCGTGGAAGCCGATGAGCCCCGCCTGATGACAACAAAAAGCACGATGATAGCGAGTAAGAGCCCGCCCGATAGAAACGGATGCTCTTCAATCCATCGAATGAAACCGCTATTCATAATCGGCTCCTATTTAATCGAAGAATCGTAAGCCCAATCAGAAGGGGGCGGAGTTTCACCATCGGGATTGATCAAGCCCTGGAACTCGATTTCTCCCGGTACAACTCCACCGATACCATTCGGGAAGAGTGTAGGTTGTGCGTAGACTTGTGGAGGTTGAATCGGGTTAAAAGTATTTGCACGTCTTAGGAACCCCATTCCCCATAGTGTATTTATGGGGAGCTCAAAGACGGGTTCAAAAACCCAATTCTGTGAGCCGGGCGCAAAGAGGTCGCCTTGATGATAGTGATAGATCGAGCGTGAGCGTGGATCTACTTCCGTCACGGCAAAAGCCGGAGAGCCATCGCCGAAGTCACCCATCGCGATACGAATTGAAGCGCCAGTCAGTTGGGGCTCTGACGGTACTCGTTTGCGTGTGGTCCAAAATGACATGATCGTTAATCCTGTTATGTAGCAACCGGAATCGGTGGGGGTTGTGTATCAACCGGAATCGATGGGGGTTATGTATCAACCGGAATCGATGGGGGTTGTACCATTTGCAGTTTTTGAGCGTCGATTTTACCTTTGATCTGATTCACAGTTTTGACTGCGAAATTTACAGGATCAGGATGACCGGCGAGTGAAGCGATATGCGCGACCGCAGCCGCCGCGAGTGCTGTTTGATTCGTTGAATTTTTATCCGCATGATGTTGCGTAAAAAAATAAACGATGTCTTCCGCGATTCCTTCAAGAAACTGAACAAGCGAGAGATTCATAGTGGTAGCTCCTAGAGATTAGAAAGTGAGAGCCCGCCCCCGGCTCCACTGAAAGACCCGAAAGCACCTTGGCCGGTGACGGGTGAAAGAGCCGCTCCGAGTGATTGCGAAAAGGCTTGACCTCCAGCTTGAATCACTTGCGGAGTCTGAGCGTTTTTCGATACCAAAGTTGCGATGATCGCGACTCCAACAATTGCAGTCAGAACCGTGACAACCGATGTGATCAAATGATCTGTCATAGATTTGCTCCTATTGAAAAACTTGACTCAAATTCGGTAACGCTGGAATGATCCCAGATTGACCCGTCTGAGCCGTGGCTTGAGTACTTGTACTAGGGGTCGATGATTGCGTGAGAGAAACCGCTTGAATGAATTGCTGAAAGAAACCGCCCCCGGTTCCAGTCTGAGGATTCCCACGTTTCAAAAAAAGAACGATGATTAGTAAGCTCAAAAAGGCGACTGAAAAACCTTTGAGTTTTGGAACGTATCCGAGCGCTCCAATAATAAGGATGGCGAGAAACCAGAATATAAAGTTACCGGGTCCGGTGAAGTCATTACGAAGTAATCCGAATAGATCGTTTTGAGTGTTGCGAACAGCAGCCACTAAAAGCACGATACCGGCGATGAAGAGAGCGAAAGCCATAAGTTAGAGATAGGTCAGACTTGGTAGCTGAGAGCCCCCGGTCAGTGATCCACTTCCGACACCCCCGGTATTTAGGATCGGTCCAAGCGCTGTTGTAATGATCCCAGAAAAAGCAGTACCGGCGGATTGCAAAACTTGAGGTGTGGATGATCGTTTGGAAACGACAACCGCGACGATTGCTACAGCAATGATAGCGGTCAAAACTGCGATCACAGAAGTAACAGCTTTATCCATGTCACATATACCCCACAAATGGCGGAGTCTGAATCGGTCCTATATTTGGTGCGGGTGCCGGAGTGGGAGAAAAGGACGGCGAGCTTGATCTGGGAGGTATCGCGCTCGCCGTGATTCCCAATACTGCGAGATAGCGCGGAAGCTCACCCCGGACCGTCACAAAGACGATGAAACCGACGATCAAGGCAAAAGCAATGACGCTATTCTGGGACAAGTTTCACCCCTGAGAAACGTACTAAGAAGATCGCGAAGATAAGAGCCATGAAAAAAGCTCCGATCATTTCGCGAGTTCCTTCTTTGTAACCCCGGTCAAACCCTGCCCGGTACGATGCCGCTAAACTGGTTTCTATTTCCGCTTCAAGAATTTTCTCTTCGCGGTCGGCTTGAATCTGTTCGGGTGTCCGGTCCAGTTTTTCGGTGATCACTTCATCAGGCTTTTCGAGCATATAGCCGTCCAAGCGTCATGTCACCGAGCTTCGGCATCCAATAGCCGATTGCATAGCCGAGAACCAGTAAGCCGATGATATGCCACATTCTGATAGTCATTTTGGAAGTTCCTTTCTGTTAAACTTCTTCGGCGAGTGAAAGTAGCACATGGTTCCACATCCATGCAGCAACGATCAGTAAGCCGACAAACAAAATCCAGTTGAAAGCCGACCCTTGAGAATTGAAGGGACGTTTCGCCCAATTGATCGTCTCTTGAACAAACCCGGTTTGAGAATCGTTCATAATTTTTGCTCCAGAAGACGGGGCCGATTTCCCGGAGGTGAAAACCGGCCCCGCTACTCAATGGGTCAATCCATTCGCACTCTAACCGGCTGCGATGGAGCCCGCCATCGAGAGGGTTTGAACCAGCGCGAAGTCTTCTACCCCAACTAGCAAGTACGGATTGTTAGCCGCTGTGATGGGGTTGATAATCAACTCCATGTTTCCGTACTGAACTGTCGAGATGGGTTTTTCGCGACTACCGAAGTAGTAAACACCCTTCGGCAAATCGGTCTGCAAATGGTTGCGAACATGAAGCGCGGCAAGAGCCGGTTCAATTTTCCAGATGTTTGTAAAGTTCGCCGATTGGAGAGCCCAATAATTGATGTCTGTTCCAGTGCCACGTGCTCCAGTAGTTCCATTGTTCACGTAAACAGCGGTGGTTGAAAGGAAGTCACGGAAATTGGCGTACTGATATGGAAATTCCTGATTGGGTGTCATCGAGGTCAAAGTCGTGAACTTCAATTCGTAGATCGTCGCGAGGTCGAGAATCGGCAACAAAACCGCGCCATTTGCCGTGGGAAGTTGATCGAGATAGGTTTGATACACTGTAACTGTCGCGCTCGAAATCACGGCAAGCGCGACCGCACCAGCTACGTCACCGAAATAGAGAGCCGATGTGGAATCGCTTCCATTGGCGACTGTGGGAGTCGGGTTAAAACTCAGTTGAAGTTGAGCCGTTGCATTCACGACATTCAAATAGACTGAGCCGCGATAGTCGTTATCCGAGTACGCGAGCGGAACCCAGTACCACATGGTGATTGAACCATCGGCCCCGGCTGCAATCGTCGCGGGGGCTGTGATTTGACCGGCGAAATTCGAACCATAATTGATCGGGTCATCAAACCCGGTGGTTTGAACCAGCGCGGTTCCGAATGGACGGCGAGCTTTGATGGAGTTCACCATGCCCATGTGCCAGCCGGTGGTTTGAATCCGGGTGTTGTTATTGAGATCGATAAAAACAATCTGACTCAAGATGTTGGAAGCGTTGAAGTCAGATTTATCGATCTGAACAGCAGAGCCGTTATGAAGGTTCGCAACTACCTTCACCCAAAAGCCCAAAGCTAGGCCGACGTTTCTAGGGTTGATATTAACGGTCGGTTGAACACTGGCAAGATTGACACCAGCAGACGCGGTAAAAGTCTGCGAGAAAATTTGCTGTGTCATCTTGACCGATTTTTGTTTGACAGCGGCTCTCGCGAGCGCGTTAGCTTGAGCCGGTGTAAGTTGTGCTTGACTACCCATTTTCTGAGATCCTCTTTCTGAGCCCCTTTACAGGGTTCCTATTCGGTGCATTGAAAGTGGTTAAGTTGTAGCAGGTTTCGCCGTACCATCAAAATACGACGTTATCAAATGCAGCGCGATTCCGGCAATCAGAACCATCAAAACAACAATCACCCAATTCATCGGGTGTTTGATCATCTCGAAATTAAGTACCTTCATCGGCTCACTCCTAAACTGCCATTCGGCGGCGTTGCATCACAAGCTGACTGAGAAACCCCAGGATTGCAAACCCGAGAGCTACCATCAGCACGACTGTAATCCAGTTCGCCGGGGTCCACGAAATGATGTTCTCACCTTCCATCGTTCTCGCTCCTATCGCGGGTCATGCCGACCCAATTCAATAGATCATATCGCCCGGAGAGGCCGGGGTCAAGCCCGGCATGTCTACTTGAGCTTCTTCATCGCTTCGCGTTTTTCCGCGATCTCTTTTCGGAGTTGTAGTTTTGTGATCTGGTTTTCAAGCCGGGTTTTCATCTGTTCAAATGTTGCACGCGGTTTCCGGGTGCCAGTCTTTTTCGCCATCTATACCACCTTTCTGAGTTTCATAAGTTTCAAGTCAAAAGTGTCTAAAATTGCGTCACGGTCAGGGACGGCGCGTAGCTTGACTAACTGCCGCTCGCTCCGGTCATAGTAATGAGAGTAGTAACGTGGAAGACGTTCTAATAACGGGTGTTGATCTTCATTAGTTTCGTTAGGTATAAATTCCATCATTTTTTGAACATCTTTTTTCCATCCTAGATGAAAGACTTGATAGAAATCGCTTTCAGAAAAAGTGAATGGGTCAATCCATACCGGACGTTGACAAAGTATGATCATCGGAATGTGCTTTGACCGGCCTTGTGTCAAACATGAGCGGTAAGCGTTGTTACTATTTCCGATCATCACACCTTCATCAATGTACACACCGATGTTTTCTTGAGCCCAGATCCGCCACAAAAGCGGCTCAGTATCATCGCCGGGGTTTGGATGCACGATGTAAATCCCGCGATGAATGGGGGCCGGATCATCCAAGGAAATTTCTTGAGTTCCTTCAATGCTATTGATTAGATCGTCATGTTTGAAGTCAAAAATCACCCAAGGTTTCCGGTCAAAATCGCGTGTAGAAAGTTGCCAGAGTGCGGCTTGAGTCTTACCGGAGCCGGTGGTTCCGACGATAGACATTCGATCTGTATCACCCGGCCAACGGATTTTCATGTCAGAATTTCATCACCTGGAATTGGTGGCGTACTGTTGAGTTGTGAAGGTGCCAAATTTGCGAACGACAAATCACCATTAGGAGCGCGTATTGGTCCTGGAGTCGGAACCGGGCCGGTAGTTCCAGTAGCGGCTTTTGATGGTGTTTCGCGAATCGGAATAACCGGGGCCTTTCGAGGTTGAGTCGTGCGATTATAAATCGCCATGATCTTAGGACCTTCGATACCACCGATGACGGCGGCAAGGTTGATCCAAGCGAGCATTTTTGGATTGAGGTTTGTTGGATAAAATTTTGCGACACGTTGAAACGCGGTAGAAAAACGCTTAGCTTCTTCGGGAGTAAGCGTAAGTTCTGGAGCACCGGCGAAAATTGCAACACCGATATGAATAGATAGAAGTATCTCTTCTATCGACTCTAAAGAACCCGGCGATGTTTTTTCTTCGGCGGCGCTAGTTCGGTTCTTTGATCCTGGGGGACGACCTCTACGACGGGCTCCGGTATCGGCTCCATTATCACCGGCGCTTCGACCGGCTCCAATGTCGATGGGGGAGAGAGTTGGGATTGAAGAGCCGACATTTCCGTTAGGGCTTCTTTCAGCCGTTCCTGTGCGTTCCGTAGTTCGGTTCTCAGAGAGTCGATTTCCGCTGTCAAAGTTTCCGAGTTCGGAGAGATCGCTGTCCTCTCCAATAATTGTTGTAGGGATTTTTTCAGCCATTCTATATCATCCTGTTGAGTTGTGATCTGAGCTTCGACGGTTCCTATTGCGTCGAAAATTTCAGCGTTAGTGTGTTGTTCCTGATTGTTCGGTTCCGTGATCGGGTCCGTTTGTACGATTACTGCCGGTGTTGGGCTGTTCATTTCGAAGTGCTCCTAAAATCAAGTCAAGTTTGCGATCCAATAAAACCACGTAAGATTCGAGGTTCTTAATACGCCCATCGAAGTTAGTAGTAACAGCATTGATGTGATTGATGACGTTGTTAACGATGCCTGGAATCTGGGGAAGAAGAGCTTGAAGTTTTTCCAGGTCTTCTTCAGATACCCGAATGCCCAACATTTTTAAGATCGCTGAAAGGTTCATAATTCAAACCGCCCAAACCGCCCCCGGAATTGCAACGTTGATCACGAACACCTTGATTACACCCGATGGATTGGTTGAGTGAAAGTTGATCTGCGTCGGATTGGTTGCGAGCACGTTGTAATAGCCTTGCGTATTTGGTTTCGCCAAAATTTGTTGATTGGTGGTGTTGAAAGTTACGGTCACTTCGGCAACACCGGCTCCTGACATATCGATGAACAACGTTTGTACCATTGATATGTAGGTTCGCGATTCGACTAATGAAAGATCGAGAGCGTAATCTGTTTGAGGACCGGCGTTACCAGTGAAATCTAGAATCAACGGTATCGCTTTAGGTCCTTCATCCGGTAACAAGTGATCATTGACCGGAACAATTTGCAGTTGTTGCTGATCGAGTTGAACGGCCATTGTTTAGAACCTCACTTTGATCTGAAATCGTATATGCGTTTAGAACGCTTACGTTTTTGTGTCTTTGGTGTTACCCGGCCCATGACGTAATTTTCATCACTAGGACAATGCAGTAACGGATTTGGAAGCGATAAGATTGCAAGTTTTTGTTGATCAATTTGTTTGACGATAATTGGGACAACTGGAGGTGGACCCGCAATGCCAGGAATATTATTCATCACTCCGGCCATCGTTCCTGGAGCTACCACATAGATCACACCAAAAGAGATGATCACAAGACCGCTATTAGGATCTTTGCTGACATACATAGGTAGAAACTGGTACAGATTTACAATCGGTGGTAGCGCGTTCATGAAAGCATCGTACAAAATAACAGCAGGATTCCAGGGGCCTAAAATAGAGAGCGAAGTGTTATCTTTTAATTGTCCATGCGTTGCGGTTTCAGTACTTATGTCGTCCCATATGACATGATAAGTTCCGGCTCCATCTTTTGTCATCGCAATCATGTTCTGATTATTAGGGTCAGTATTAATGGTTGTTTTGATGGTAGCTACCGGAGCATGACTAGGGCTCACAGAAAGAAGGATGGTTGCTGGACTCGGGTCGAATGCAAGCCAACAAGCTGAGTCGGTTATTGGATCATAAAAACCAGCGGTAGGATTGTTGAAAACAAATAGTGGGCTTGCAGGATCGGCTGTAAATGGGGTTCCTACAGCACCCAAATTTGAGATGTGAGTGTACATCAAATCATTGGGCAAAAATTGGAACCAAAAAACGCCAATGTGACCACTGGGTAACGCAACGCAGTTTTGTAGAGTCTGAACTTGAAGTACTCCGTTAATCGTTCCGGGAGCACCCCATACTCCAGCAAGTTCAATTTGAAAATGGATAGCTGGTGTGCCCGGTCCTTGATCCCAAATTAAAATGACTCTAGTTGCAGTCATTTTGAAGATGAAAAAATCGATAGGCACAGCATCAGCCACAGTAAAGTTAGTTCCAGAGTCATGAATTGTACCCCATGTATTAGTGACCATGTTGAAGGTAGTATATTTAAGATGACCTCGCGTAGCATCGGTTTCATTACCCATGAAACCGATATAAATCAGATTGCCAGTAATGATCGGGTCATGATACACACAGCAAACGTTAGAAGTAACAACATAGTTAGCTGGTATGCCGGGTGCTATGCGTGTTTTTGTGATACCACCGTCGATGGATTTATAACACACCAAAGTTTGAGGACTCGAAGCATCAACGATCAATTCGACCGCTATGAAGTACTGATTTAGCCCGTTAAAATTTGCACACATCGCACTGTTGCCATTTAAGATAGGTTGAGTTAACGGATAAACCGGAGGTGCGAAATTGTATGCCGCTGGCATGATCTTATTTAGACCTAAAATCGTAAACGCAATTAGAACGTTTCCGTTTTTGAGTTGCTGGACTCACCCGGCCTATGACATAATTTTCATCGCTTGGACAGTGAATCAAAGGATTGGGTAACGGTAAGATCGCAATCGTGCGATGATCTATTCTACGCAAAATTATTGGTGTCGGTGGAGGTGCAATCCCAATCAATGCAATACCAGTACAATGATGGAGCCCGGTCATCGGGTCGATAGTTTCTAGTGAAATCGCGAACAAGATATCACCGTTTGAAAACTGTAAGAGTGCTTGTCCATCGTGAATAAATTGGATTGGCTGAGCTACAGAGTTTGGAGGTGGGTTAGTCACTTCATCATAGAACACTCCGGCAAAGTTCCATGTCGCGACACCATCGAATCGATACTGTAAAATTTTATCAATCGGAGGTCCAGAAACATCGACCCATGCAACGAACAAATTTAAGGTACCGGCTGCATCGACTCCGAAGGTGGAATAGCCGAGAGTACCAGAAGCCGGAACGTTTGCAATATGAAATTTTGTGAATGCTGGAAAGGTTGCATTTGTAGTCGTCATGGCATAGCAGTCATTACCTTCATTCCAAGTGAACCATATGGAATCCGCAACCGGCTGATTGAAGATAATTTGATCAGTACGAGTGAAATCGAAAAGGCCGGTTCCAGAAATGTTAGTCAAAGTTCCCAGGGGAGCACCGTTCACCGATTGACCCATGAATAAATCGCCGGTTGGACTATCACCATAAGCGACGTACCAATTATCAGGTATCGAAGTAGGAGTAGCAAAAATCTGTCCTACTGGGAAGCAATTTGCTGTTCCTGGAATTGCAACCGGAGCCGTCCATGTAAGAGTGGCCGGGTCCCACGTAGACTGTTGAAGATGACCTCCGGCACCAACGTTTATAATGAATAAATGTGTAGGCAAACCTACATGATTTTTGATACCAACAAATGTAGAAGTTGAACCACCAACGTTAAATGGTAAGACAGGAGAGGTCGAAACTGTACCATACAAATCTGTGTTCGTATCGAAGGTAATAATATTCCATTGAGAAAGTATCCCTACATCATCAGGGTACAAAATATAGATGAGATTAGGAACCCCAGGAAGACTGCCAACATTATAACCGTTCATTCCGACCGGCGCATGTGCGACATCCATGATTGACCAAGTGAGTCCATGATCTATAGATTTCAACACATTTATACGCAACGCTCCGATGATCGTAGAAACCCACACAAGATAGACGTTATCACCAGCTTGAAAAAAACCCATCGGATTTATTTCAATCGCAAATTGACGTGAAAATTGTACCGGATCTACGATGATCGGCGGATTAGTGATCGTAGGCATTGCTTGACCTCTTGAGCTTATCATGCTAGGCTACTAGCCGCAACGGTTCCCGGTCGCCTCTCACCCCGGCAAGGATGAACGGCCTCAGACAGTTTCGACATGGTGTCTCTGTTCTCAAACGACAGGGCCTAATATCAGCACGCTCAGACACCGGCTTAGAAATTGATGCGAGATCGGCGATACCTTCAATGAAGGTTAAAGGCAAGCGTCTTGATACCCTAGTCAAAAAATACGATGATATTGTGAGCGGAAAAGCCACGGCTTTCAAAGTCACCAAAAAGGAAGCCCAGAAGTTTCATAGAGCCGGGTTCGAGACTACCCAAGAAAAATTTATCATCGCTCCACACTCTGTAACAGAAAGAGCTCGTCTTTCTAAAGGTCAAATCACTATCAAATCTAAAAGGGGAATTGAGAGAGTTCAAATCCCTATAGAGTTTCAGAACCTCAAGCAATGGCTCCGCGATGTCAAGCGAAATTATAAACCAATCAACGCTATGAAAGGTAAGCGTGAATACTTCGGTGTTCGTTTCTTTGGAGGTCAACGCGCTAACTTTTATGCCGACATTCGTGACCTGATTGCAGACCTCGAACGTTATGAGTCGGTCAAAGTCTTCATGTTGAAAGCTGGCTATAAACAGGAAGAAATTTATAAACATTTAGAAATACTCCGCATGAACTCTACAGGAACCCGCAATGTAGAAAGAGCAGTTGAAAAGCGCCGAACTAAGATGTCACAAGCCTACAACCGTAAGCACGCAAAGAAACAACGTGAAAAGATCAAGCGCGATCCTGAAAAACTTCAAACCTATCGCGATCAAGCCGCCGAACGTGCCCGCGAATATCGCAAGCGGCGTAAATCAAATAAACGGGCTGAAGCTCATGCCCGCCGAATGAATAAGGAACGTCAAGCCAAGTTCAGAGAGAAAATGAACCGCAAGAAAAAAAGAAAGCGCAATCGTCGCTCATGAAACCTATCGCAGTCATCGACCTCGAAACTGATCCATTTGAGTATGGTAAGATGATCTACCCGTTTGTTGCCGGTTTCTATGACGGGCACACTTACAAATACTTTTGGGGCTCTGACTGTATCGATCAGACTGTTGCTTATCTTGCGAAACGCGAACCATTGACGATCTACGCTCATAACGGAGGTCGCTTCGATTTTTTCTACTTCTTAGCACATCTCTCTAAAGACCTCCGAATCGTCAACTCTAGAATTATTCAAGCCCGCTTGGGTACTCATGAGCTACGCGATTCGTTCGCAATCATGCCTTTTGCTCTTGAAGCCTATAAAAAGACACCTATCGATTACGCAAAATTCAAGCCGGGTGTTCGTGAGCTTCACAAACAAGAGATAGTTTCTTATCTCAAAGATGATTGCAGCGACCTCTACACTCTGTGTGTACGGTTTCGCGAAGAGTTTGGAGACGTGCTTACAATCGGCTCCGCTTCCATGCGTGAGCTAAAAAAGTTCCACAAATTCAAGTCAGGGAATCAAGAGTATGATTCACGTCTACGCAGTTTCTTTTACTTCGGTGGTCGTAATCAAGTGTTCCGTTCTGGTATCATCAAAGCCCCCATTCGGATCTATGATGTCAATTCCATGTACCCTTGGGTTATGTCTACCGCGCTTCATCCAGTGTCTACCGGCATTCACATTGGGCGAGCTATCGATTCTCGCACCGCTTTTTTATGTGTTGAAGGACGAAACTTCGGGGCCTTTCCGGTTCGTAATCAAGACGGTGGGCTTGATTTCACTCGCGACGATGGAGAGTTCTATTGCTCGATCCATGAATTTGAAGCCGCCGAAGAAACGGGCACATTCAAGCCAGCGAAGATCAAAAAAACCTTTGGTTTTTCGGAGAGACATACTTTTTCGGATTTCGTAACTCACTTCTATGACGCTCGCCGGAAGGTCAAAGAACAAGGCGACAAAATTCTAACGCTCTTTTATAAGTTCGTTCTTAACTCCGCTTACGGCAAGTTCGCACAGAACCCAGAAAACTACGCTCAATACTTCATCACAGAAATAGGTGAGATTCCCGAAGCATGGCACGAATGTACGAAAGCCTGCCCGGTTCCTTGCCGCGCTCTTTGGACCCCTTCATTCATGTGTAATGAGTTCATCATCTGGAAGCGTCCAACTCAAGAGCTTAACTTCTATAACGTCGCAACCGGGGCGTCTATTACAGCCGCCGCACGCGCTCATCTGTTAAGGGGGCTCTCCCATGCTTCACGACCTTTTTATTGTGACACTGATAGCATTATTTGCAGTGATCTTCGTGACGTGTATATTGATGACTTGGCTTTGGGTGCATGGAAGCTCGAAGTTCAAGGCAACCTCGCAGCCATATGCGGGAAGAAGCTCTATGCCGTCTACCATACCAATGAGGGGCGAATCGTGGACCCGGATGCGGAGTGCGTTAAAAAGGCGCATAAGGGAGCGCGGCTATCCGGCTCAGAAATTTACCGAATCGCCCAAGGCGAAACCATAGAAAATTTCAACCCGGTTCCAGCCTTCAAGTTTGACGGGTCCTGGACGTTCACCCATCGGGCTCTAAAATCTACAGCCTAGTTTTTGAAGCGATTTTGTGCTACACTTTAGATGGAGGTTCTAACCATGTTACCAGAGTTCCCACACGGTCTGACCTGGACCGGTCAATCAGGAGTGTGCATGTTATGAAAACCGCATCCGAACGATCAATGATGTACTACGATGACAACTATGGTGCATACGAAATCAATGATCAAGACGATGTTGATTTCTACATGCAAACTCAACGTGAAAGCATAACCAAACAATGCCGGGGTTGCAAACGCATGGTCAAGATTCGACGGGAATATGCGTACTGCAATTCTTGCGCTGACAAACGTGAACGGGGACACGATCTATGAACACCCTAGAAAAGTGGCTCCGCGCTCGCCCCGGTATCCGCGTTGTTCAGTTCACCGCTTTAGCGCCCGCTATGGGGCTCTCTTCATTTCGGGTCGATCTGATCGATGTCCAACCCGGTAGCTCTTCTGGCCTCGTTTGCGCTTCAGCAATCGGACATCAAATCATCTCAGCCGCGCTCCGCGTCTCAACCATGATTACGGATGATGACGTACCGGCTTCACCCGATCAAATCAGGAGGTCGAAATGATAAATCCAAATCTTGATAGCGATTGGTGCGGTCGCGCTTTTGATATCGCTTCCATCGCCCGCATAAGCGGAAGCGAAAGCGGGAGCGCGGCTCCGGCCAAATTTTCATCGTGGCTTTCAGAACCGCCGATGTTTGATCCATTTTGGGCTGTTCAATGGGAGGTCAATAATGAATCTCGGTGATTGTGGTCACATTTAAGCTAACACTCACACCGGCGAGAATCGCAGCTTCGGTTGCGCTCGCCGGTGAGCCCCAATTTTGAGCCCGCCTAATTTACCCCACGAAAACCGCACAAAATAAATCGCCATCAGAAAAATTAAGCTCAACCTATGGTAACGTCACGTAACATCACGTACAGGCCCCAGATCGGAAGAGCACACGTCTGAACTCCAGTCACCGGCTAT